GCAGTAAAATTTATTAGATATTCAAAATATTGTTTTGCATTTGTAGATGCTTCGTATTCAAGATTATTTGCAATAAATAATCTTCTAAATTCAGCTTCTGTATGAAATAGATAAGTATTGTAGAGTGCATTTTCAACAGTTTTTCCACCATCTATTATGCGAGATATTGGCGTAAGCGCATTACCCGCATTTCTTAAAACTAAAAAATATGCCTGACTTTTAGAATTGCCAATTATTGGACTTGATCCAGGCATTTCTGAATAAGTTTGACCACCAGCGGGAACATATGGAGCATAACTTGCTTTTGAAGAATTTAAACCTCCTATAGAAGGATCAACTAAATCTATATGGTTTGTATCATATAGCGAATTTATTTGTAAACTAATATTTACTTCTTCAACATTTGGATTTTTAACAACATGAGTTATTGGAGTTGCACTTTGACTAGTTCTATTTCTTGAAGCTGCGTCAAATGTAGCATAATTTGGCTTTGCGTTGTTTATTAAGTAAACATCTTGCCTTCTTGTGTATTCTACTGGCCAATTTTTAACATGTCTTATATCATCACTTGTTTCATTTTCAAGAGACACATTATACTTGCCAATTTCATTGACATTGAATGAAGTCACTCTTTGCACACCACCTGCGCAAAATGCATCTGTTGGAGACCAAGAATTAGTTATTCTAAATGGGCCTTGCAGATCTTTATTGTACTCAGTATCTATTTGAACATTTGTAAAATTATTCAATGGAGATTGAAATATTCCACCATTTCTAAATTCCGCACTAGTTAAGCTATAGTTAAATAAGGAAAATGTATTTTGATAAATAGATATTTTTGAAAAATATCTATCTAAAACTTCTGGAATTTTTTTTATTCCAGTCTCATCACTATAAACAGACCAAAGTACTATATTGATATCAGTAGCTTGATAACTTAAGAAAGCGGTTGCAGTATTTGATTGGGCATTTGATATTTGAGTTTTTTGAAAAGTTTTCTTTTTTGCGGCTGTTATAAAATTATTTATTACGTGCGATTTTGGCAATTCAAAATAATTAAAATTTGAAAAATTCTCCGATCCTATTGTGAAATATACAAAATTACTTAAATTTTCTATTTCCATTACAAATGGATATTCTCCAGTAATTCCACCCTCGTCTTCTTCAAATTTTGTTTTTGGTAAATTTAAAATTATTTTAGGTATTTTAATTAATGTTAGAAATGGCCTTTCGCCTTTAACTGGACAAGATTCAAATGCTCTTTCTAAGATATTTAAATTGCTTCTTGGAGATCCAACCGCATCAAGATAAGCCTTCAATGAATCTTTGGGATGAAATGATTTTATCGTAATTGGGCTTAATTCATTTTGAAAAAATGAGGGATCATCTATTTCTGAATTTTTAATTGATCTTGTGATTTGAGATCCAAGTGGAATTTCTACTGGCGGCAAATTTTCACTACAATTCCAAAAATCTTTTAATATTTTTGTTAAAAAATTAATTGGAATTGAATGTTTTTTAAATGAGGAGGATTCTTTTACAGCAGTTTCGTTAAAATAAATTCCCTCTAATAAATTTTCATCTTGAACTCTTTGACCAAATTTATTTACAATTCCTTCGATTGGACCTTCGGATAAAAGGTCAACCATTTGCGCATATGAAAATGAAGTTATTGAATTCATTTTTCCCATTTGCGGTGGAGAAAGAACGTTAGGATATTGGTTAACGTTTGGGGGAGGAGCAGCTTGCGACCCACCTTTTCCACCACCAGAACCCCAAATTGTAAATTTATTTTTTAATAAAAAATGATTCATTAGTTTATGTTTGCGAAATTTTGATTATTGAAATAACTTTCCTCTAAAAAAGTTATGTTTGTTGGATAACTTTTTAAAGTTGCATTTATGGTTCTAGTGCCAATTTCCATTCTTCCATATCCAATTGGTAAATTTGAGCCTTGTGACATTAAATTTCCTTTGTTTGCGAAAATATAAGATCTTGCACTTGCATTAACTCCTCCAACTGCACCACCAGTAGCGGCAAATGATTTAGGTGGTGCTGCGCTTTTTTGCATAGACGCCACTAAATATGAAACCGCTAATGATATCGCCATAGAAATTGCTACGTTAACAACTGTGGCTATAATTGTTTGAGCAATAACGTTAGCAGTAATTGCAGTAGCTATTACTGCACCTAAACCCCCATCACCTGCACCAGTGATAACAGGTACTATATAAATATTTTTTATATTTCTTCTTTCCTCTATTTCTTCTTTAGATTTAATATATTCACCATCTACAATAAGTTGATAATTATATCCATTTTTATGAAAATCTAAAAATGTTCCTAAGAAATTTTCTCTTTGAGAGTCTAAGGCTTTAAAAACATCTAAAGTGTTTCTAATTTTAATTTTAAATTGGCTTCCAAATATTTTAGCAAGTTTGCCTTTTAGATAAATATTTGTCATATTATATATTTATATAATTATTGGCAAACGAATTAACTTCAACTGAAAACGAACTTGTTGTTGGGTAAGATTTTGTTGCAACATTAATTATTTTTCCTCCAGTTGTAACTCTTCCATAACCTATGGGAACAACTCTTCCTTGTACGGCTTGATTATGAGTATCTGAAAATAAATAAGACTTTCCAATACCAGCTATACTTCCAGCAGTTCCACCAGACATGCCTTTTTTTCCTTCTGGATCTGGCGGCTTTTGCATTGTCAATCCAGTTACGATCAAAGAAATTCCTATGTTTAAGCTTATCATTGAAACTGCTATACCTATTTGAGCTAATGTTGACAAGCCAGCCGCAGCACTAAATACAGAAACCATTGAGCCTGCGGTTGCAGTTCCAGCAGCTACTGCAGCAGAACTTGCTTGAACCATTCCAGTTAAAGCTGCGAGACCCGATCCAGCAGTAAAAATAGCCAAAACAACAGCAAGGACGACTATTAATATACCAATTAAAATCATTTTAAATGATTTACCCATTCCACATACGCAAGGGACAATGCAAATATCTAACCCTCTTCTGATTATAAAATAATTTTGACCAGCTTCCTTTAATCTTTTTAATGTATCTCTGAAACCGCTTTTGACGCAATCAATAGCATGAACTAAATAGTCAAGATTTCCAACTTTTAATTTTAATTCTTTGCCATATATTTGCCCCAGTTTACCGTAGATTTTTATGTTCATTTAAGATACTCCTTATTCCTTTAGTTATATTTACATCATAATCCTTCTCACTGGGTTCATAAAGAAAAAATTTTTCTGTATTTATAGAGTAAATTAGGAAGAGGTAACAGCAATTTTCAGATGTTTTAATATCAAAATCAGAAGGCTCCTCATCTCCATGAAGATGGCTATGAAAAACGCAAAATGCATCATTTTCACTTATAAAATTTAAATAATCATAAGCATCAATTATAAAAATTTGCTCTGGTTTTTGAGATCTGTTTGGCATTTCTCTATATATAATTTTTTTTTCTTTATTTGTGCCAATTAACCCACAAACTTCTGAAAATAGGCAAGATTCAGATCTATTTCTCAAAAAATACAATAAATCTTTTTCGTTTTCAAAAAAAACATCTTTATTCATACTTAAATTTATCAGTTCCAGGAAATCCTCCAAAAGGTAGTATGCCCATCATTACCTCAAAATCGTTATTGTAACCGTTTAATTTTTGATCAGTAATTTTTAAAAATCTTTTTTTGCAAGCTTCAACGCCTTTTGAACAACCATCCTTTTCCCAGAAAGAAGTGGATTTATTTGGATAAGTTAATCTTGAGGATAAATGCGTGGTAACACAAACGAACCAAGTATAGGGAGGATCTTTTAATCCATTAAGATCTATATTCGCAATTACAACGACATCGCCTGCTTCGTAATTTTTATCTTCTCTCCATGAATAATATTCAATTGCCTCAGATTCGTCCGCAAATGAAATTATTTTACCACTTGCTGGATCTACCACTTCTCTATATGAACCATTTGAATATTTAATGCTTTTTGGATTTTTGGAAAAATATAAATCATTTTCTTTGCAAATTAAATCTCCTTTATAATTGCAACCAGAACCCCTATATTGCCAATAGCAATACTTACCATAAATAGCCCTACTTGCAGACTCCAAGCTTTGTAAATCAAATGGAGTTATCAATTCAAATTGAATTAAATTTGAATTTTCCATTATTTTTTGAGATATTAAATATTTTTCTTTTGAAATGTATGCCAAAGGATCTGGCGTACCAAATGGATTGATATTTTCATCAAAGTTTTCAACATCTAAATGCTTTAAAAACACTTTGACTCTAACAAATTTTGATTGTCTAAAATCAGAATATTCCCTAAGAATGGTTGAAATTAATAAATCTTTATTCGAGACCGTTACTTTAGGTCTTGGTAGTCTTCCAACTATATTGACTTCAAAACCTTCAACTTCAATCGCAGTAGAATAATATTGATTACCCCTCCATATTATATTTTTTACGATTCCATTGGTTCCAGCATGAAATCTAAATGGATCATCAATTGGCGAATAATACAATTCATACAATTCTACAACAGAAGACATTTCTAAATCAATTAATGATTTACCTATTTCTCTTCTGGTCGCTTCTCCCAAATTATTATGAAGTGTTGCCATATTTATTATAATTTTTACTTTAAAAAAGTCTTGATTTTTCCTCTATTAAAGTTACACTTATATTATGGGCTATAGGAATAAGTACGATTACACTGGGAAATGCCAAGAAATGGGCGAGTCTGCTGAGAATGTTTTCGAGAGCTTGGCAAAACAAAAAAACTTAAATCCAGTTAAAGCAACAAGAAAACAACAAATTTCTCATATAGATTTTATTTTAACCGCAAAGAACGGAATTAAATATTTTGTTGACGTAAAAGCTAGGAAAAAAAGTGCAAGAAATGATGGCAAAATAAGTGATGATTTGATTTGGATTGAATTTAAAAATGTTGCAGGAAATAATGGATGGCTTTATGGAGCGGCTGATTACATCGCTTTCGAAAGAGAAAACGATTTCGTAATAACTCCTCGCATAAATTTAGTTAATTTATGTGAAAGAATAGTCAATATTAAATCTCCAACAAAAAATCCAAAAGAAGCTTTATATCGCGTTTATACTCGCACAGATAGAAAAGACATCATTTCAATGATTACCATGAATGATATTTTAAATAATATTAAAACAACAATATGGAAAAAATCTCAGCAGATTTAAAAGTAATAGGTACGAATAATCTTTTAAAAAACTATTTAGATAAAGAATTTAAAGCTTTATCAATTATAGCTAATGATAGCAAATGCATTCTATGCAAACTTTGGAACAATGAACTTTTAGAGGAAATTTATTTTAATCAAAGCCCTAAAATTGAAATTACTCCTTATGGAATAACGATTGAGGGCATGGCTCAAGTTGGATATTTAATAGGAAATATAAAAGTACTTTTAACAAACATAAACAAATGAAAGAAATGCTTTCTTACAAAGATGTAGTTTTTCTTCCGAATTATTCGGAGGTTAAATCTAGAGATAATTTATCAACAGAAATAGACTTTCTTGGAACAAAATTTAAATTGCCAGTTTTGCCAGCTAATATGGCTTGCACAATTAATTTTAAATGGGCAGAAACTCTTGCAAGCGAAGGCTATTTTTATGTTTTGCACAGATTTTATGAACACAAGGAAATTTTACAATGGCTAACTGAAAAAAATTATTCCAACTTTCCTTTGAGTATTAGCGTTGGAGTCAAGGATACCGATTACGATCTACTCGAAAATTTAGCAGAAAATAATTACAAAGTTGATTTTGTTACAATTGATGTCGCGCATGGACATAATATTCTTGTCAAGAATATCTGCAAGTTTTTTCATCATTTGCCTTGGACTAAAAAGCCAAAATTAATTGTTGGAAATGTTGGTTCTATTTCAGGAGCGAAAGATTTAATTGAGTGGGGCGCTGACGCAATTAAGGTTGGACTTTCTATGGGCGCAGCATGCACTACATACAATAATACTGGAGTTGGTACGCCAATGTATTCTATTATTTCTGAAATTAAAGAAGCAATGGAAAATAAAATCATGCCGAAAGTTCCAATTATTGCTGATGGACAAGTTAGAGAAGTGGGAGATGCGTGCAAAGCTCTTCATGCTGGAGCAGAAATGGTCATGGTGGGAGGTATGTTTGCAGCTTGCTACGATAGTGCTGCTCCTCTTCATGAAGGTAAAAAAATCTTTTATGGATCAGCTTCTGCTAAAAATAAAGGGCAAAATAAATACGTCGAAGGAAAGGAAAGTTTGATTAATCCATCTGAAAATTCAACTTTTGATCTTTTGAAAAAGTTTGAACAAGGAATTAAGTCATCAATGTCATATGCTGGAGCATCATCTCCCTACGAATTGTGTAAAATGGAAGTAAGGAAAAGAGTATGACTCCCGAAACCAAAAACAAAATACAAAGAATTTTAAACTATATAGAATCTGGCTCGCAAAATGGAAATTATGCAGCTATATCCTTGTACAAGGATGGGCCAAATCAAATCAAGCAAATCACATTCGGTAAAAGCCAAACAACAGAATGGGGCAATTTAAATAAATTAATATCCTTATATGTTCAAAAAGATGGTAAATTTGCAGATGAATTAAAGCCATACCTACAAAAAATCGGAAAAGTTTCATTAGTTGATGATGCAAATTTACTTTCTCTTTTAAAGGGTTCAGGTTTAGATCCAGTCATGCAAGAATCTCAAGATGAATTTTTTGACGAGCACTATTGGAAGCCTGCAGTAAAATGGTTCGAATCAAATAAATTTACTTTGCCGCTTTCCATGTTGGTCATTTATGATTCTTTTATTCACTCTGGTAGCATTTTGAGCTTTTTAAGGAATAAATTTTCTGCTTCAATTCCCTCTAAAGGTGGAGATGAAAAAGAATGGATCGTTTCCTACTTGAAGGTAAGGCATGAATGGCTCAAGAATCACTCGAATCCAATCCTCAGAAAAACAATTTATAGAACAAGAGATATGCTCACAGCAGTACAAAAAGAAAACTGGGATCTTGAGCAGGTCTATTTCTGCAATGGCGAAAATATCGCTTGACTTTTAAAAATGTCCGATGTATTATCTTGCACATATATACGAAATTTATGAATGAAGAAATCCCTACAATCAGCGAAGCAATTAGTAAAGCAAATTCAGCTCAAGTAGATTGCCTTTGGGCCATCTTGAAATATAAAGAAATTGGCATCCTGCGCAAAATCAAGTGCATGGCCGAAGTTCTTAATTTTGATCTGGATTTGGCTTGCAAGGAATTACCAATTAATGAAAACGGTTTCATTGTAGACTACAAGAGTCGTCACATGATTCACGATATCCTTCTTGGTAAGTCTAAACAACTTGCTGGAAGAATTTAAAAAAATGGAAGAAAAGTCAGTTCCTAAATTTGATGATTTGGTTTCTGTTGTAAGTTACGAAATCCTTGATGGCAAGGATGAATATATAACTGCATATAGTGCCGATTTAAAAAAGAATACAAATGGTCGTCTTGATGGCCTTAAAATGGCTAGAGACACTCTAAAGTATCGTCCAGATTATAGACTTTATGAGGTCTATTCTAATGGATATAGGAAACTGATTGATTAATTTAATCGCAGGTTGGACAAGAGGTTAAGTCGTTTGGCTCATAACCAAAAGATCGGGGGTTCAAATCCCTCACCTGCAACCACTTTCGAGTAACCACAAACCCACTGGTAGTAGGAGGGGCTGTAATTGGAATGTAGCAGCCTGTAATTCCTGCTCGAAAGCGACACATGCCTCCCTGTGAATACGGGGTGCTTGGTCTGGGTTTCCAGACGCTGAGTTGTGCGACTAATCGGAGAGACGATTTTTAATTAGCTCGTCCACCATGTGTGGAAGGAGCAACGAGGTCAATATGTGACCTCAGTCTTGCGACACCTGCTAGTGGCTCCATGCCGCTAGGTTGAGTCTGCGCTTGTTAGTTGCGTGGACTAAATCAGTGGTGTGACACTGGGAGAGACTAGATAATTTTAATGGGTAGTTATACTGCTAAGGACGCAGCCTTGACTGTAAATCAAGTGCATTTTATGCTGGCTAGGATCGTTACCTAGACTGCCCACTTTTTTATATTTATATATAAACTGCAATACTTTATCGCATGAATACAAAACAATTTGGAAATATTGCAATCGGAAAAGCAATAAATTATTTTTTATCCAAAGGTTACATTGTTTCTATTCCAGTAAATGATAGTCAAGGGTATGACTTAATTGTTGATTTTAATAATAAATTAAATAAAATACAAGTCAAAATGACTAGTCAAAAATCAGAATTTAATATTTTTTCTGTAGATCTTCGAAGTACAGGAGGAAATCAAAGTAGAAATACTATAAAACATTTTGACTATAATAGTTGCGATTATGTTTTTGCATGCACTACTGATGATCAATTATTTTTAATTCCATCAGAAAAATGCAATAAACACTCCATTTCTCTTGGAGAAAAAGTAAAAGATTATAAACTTTAATTCCTGTGTAACTCAACGGTAGAGTGCGAAACTGTTAATTTCGATGTTGTAGGTTCGAGTCCTACCGCAGGAGCTTTTTTTGTGTAATTATTTTATATTAATATGAAAGATGATATAATCATATCTGCCCCTACAATTTGTCAAACAGAAAATTCAAGCATAAGACTTAGTGCTGAAGTTTCAATAAATGGGGAAAAAAAAATTCTTTGGTGCGAAACGGACCAAGAGTATGAACAATTTTTGCTTCTTGAGCGTTTGGATGCTTTTTTAGTTGCTATCCTTCCGTTGGCAATGCGCATTGGAAAAAATATAATTTGCGAAGCGCCCATAACTGAACAATTCTTGCATAATTTAAACCAAACATTAATTCCTCTTCTTTGCAAAGGCGATTCAAGATTATTTAACTCAAAAATTATTGCCAATACAGATTCATCAAAGTTAATTTCTGAAAATGGAATAGCTACAGGAATGTCTTGTGGAGTTGATAGCTTATATACTACATTAATGTATTTAAATTCACCTTTCGCTTCCATGAATTTAACGCATTTGTATACTGGAAATTATTTATATGGGAATAAAGGAGCTATATATGATCGAGCAGATTCGGTTGCAAAAACTTTAAATCTAAAATTAGTTAAAACTCGAACTAATATTTCACAGTTTGGGCTACCTCATTTACCAACTCATTTTTTTAAAACAATATTCGGAGTATTATGTTTGAGAAAATTATTTAAAATTTATTATTATTCTTCCGCTGGAGATTTTGCAAGCGATTTCTTATTAAAAAACAATTCAGACAAAGATACTACTAATATAGAACTTTTACTTTTATATACGTTTTCATGTCCAGATTTTCAAATTTTAACTGGAGGTGGAAGCGTCGATAGATTACAAAAAACAAAAGAATTAATTAATTTTGACGTAGCTCAAAAATATTTAAATGTTTGTTTAAATCCTCATTTAAATATTAACTGTGGAAAATGTGGAAAATGCTTGAGAACTTTGCTTGCCATAGATACATTCGATGCTTTAGATTCATTTAGAAATGTTTTCGATGTAGATGAATATAGAAAAAATAGATTGGACGCTTTCCTTTTTTTAGTGAAAGGAAGTCCATTAAGAAATCCTTATTTAAGTGGAGTTTATCAATATTTTTTATCCAAAGAGCCAGATTTAATAAAACAGGCAGAAATGCAATTAAAAAATAATTTATAAAATGGGCTTAGAAAAAGCAATTCTTCATGGAAAGGAAAAAAGAAAACCTTATAGGCATTCCAAGAGGTTTGACACTTCCTGTCGAAATCATGGTTCATGTGGTTGGTGCTTACATAATCGCACTTACTCACATAATAAAAACAAATTAATTTGTCTAGAAAAGATAAACGAATTTTTTAAAAAATGAAATCTTTACTTAAAATAATTCTGAAAACTAAAAATGAAGAATTTTTGCTAGAATCTTGGCTTAAATATTATATTGCATTAGTTGGAATTGAAAATATTATAGTCTTAGATCACAAAAGTGACTGTTCTATTGTTTTAAATTTATATAAAAAATACAAAGTAAATGTAATTCAAATTCCTGAATACGTTGAAAATCCAGATTGGGTCCATCACGCATGGGTTAAACAAAATAAAGAATTTTTAAAACAAAGTTGTCATTTTTACACCATACTTGATACGGATGAATTTTTATGTTTTTTTGATTACGAAAGTAATCGTATAGATAATTCTAAACTTTTGCCTTTCTTATCAAGAAATAAAGAAGAGTATGGATTTACAACTACATGGATTTTTAACCATTATTATGGAAAAGATTACGAAAAGATAGAAGATGTTACAGATTTTAATTATAATATTATAAAACAATATGCTGAATGCGGAAAAGGTATAGTAAATTCAAATATAGATGTTGGTACAGTAGGTCATAATACATCTATTATACGCGAGATAAAAGATGAAAATATTAAAATAAAATTTTGTCCAGAATTTTATTTACTGCATCTACAGCGTATTAATTTTAAGTTTCGTTTTCAAAATATGGTTTATCGAGCAAAAGCTAAAAATAAAATAAAATCCAATTCAAATGATGAATTAATTGAAATAATTAAAAATAAAGACGTTAAAAGTTTGAATTATCAAGAACAGTATGTTCTTTTTTATTCTTTAAACAAAGAGGCTTTTTTAAAAAAATACATATCTTCACATTCAAATTCTGAACAATTATTTCGCACAAATTTATTAAAAAATTTTCCACTAAATCAAGAGTATTTTACAGAATTTTCAAACATAAAAACAGACGATAAAAAAACATTTATATTGAACTTATTTAAACATTTAAATGTTAAATTTTAATATAAAAAATGGCATGAACGAAAGAATTGATAAGATTGATTGGTGGCTTGAATTAGCAGATGTCGCTTCAAAACGCAGCGAAGATCCTTACCATAAGGTTGGGGCAGTAGCAATTAGAGAAGATGGCTCAATTGCTGGCGTTAGCTATAATGGCGCACCACCTAAAATAGAAATTGATTGGTCAGATCGAGAAAAAAGAAGACAATTCGTTATCCACGCAGAAACAAATTTACTAAGATATATCAAACCCCAAGAATGTCCAAATGTTGCGGTAACTTTAGCTCCTTGTTACGATTGCTTAAAGAATTTGGCGTCTTATGGAGTTAAAAAAATTTATTTTAAATCTTATTATGATAAATGTGATAGATCAATTCTTGCAAAGATGGCCCATATTTATAAAATAGAATTATATCATTGTTCGTAAATTTTTTATAAAAAAATTTTTTTTATCTCTTTCTTGTTGTAATAGTTATTATATAATGAAAGACTATATACTGTGGACTGAAAAACCGCAAATAAATTTAAATTCTAATGATTTGAGCATTTCACAATTAGCTCAAATTATAAGTTATGCTGGAAATAATTCTGGAAATTTAATTTATTTAGAAGGATTAAAAAAAATTCTAAAAAATATAGATCTTTGTGCTTGGCATGTAGCGCCAAGTGATTCAAAAAATTTAATTCTTCCAGCTGCAAATCAACTAGGATCACAAACTGACTTAGGTAACTTAAAAACTTCTTGGGAAAAGAATAATAAGAATATTATTACAATATCAATAGGAATTCAATCTAAAATCAATGAAGAGCCAGTTTTAAATAAAGGAACAAAAGAATGGCTTGATTTTTTAGTAAAAAAGGCGGAAGACAAAAAATCATTTATTTCTACAAGAGGAGTTTATACAGAAAATTTTATAAATAATTTATATGGTAAAAAAATTGCAAAAGTTTCTGGATGTCCATCTCAATTTGTATCAAATCCAGAAAATATGTTAGATAGTTTATCGAATAAAATAAATAAAAATTTTTTAACACTTACCGTAAATTCTTGTCATCCATATTGGACTTATTTTCATCCATATGAAGAATTCTTTATAAAAGAAATTATAAAATATGATGGAAAGTATATAGTTCAAGCTCCAAGAGAACCTATATTATCTACATTATTAAAACATCAAGATAGTCAAAATATTCCTAAAGATGATTTGAGTTTTTCAAATATTTTAGATATCTGTTCTTCAAATTTTTTTCACAATAAATCGGAATTTTTTATTGATCCAGAAGTTTGGATGAGCTGCGTTAAAAATTATGATTATAATATAGGCTGCAGAATACATGGCTGCATGGCATCGATTGCAGCTGGAGTTCCTTCGTTTTTATTTGTTATTGATGCAAGAACAAAAGAATTTGCCGATACAATGTCATTACCATATACAGACGATTTAACTTTGAGCGATCCAATCAATTTTGCAAAAAATAAATTAAAAAATCATGATTTTAAAAAAATGTTCCAAATTTGGAGAAAGAATGCTCTAGTCTTTAAAGAAATTTTTGATATAAATGAAGTTCAACTAAATAACGAATTTTTAAATTCATGGATTAACTAATATGTCAAAAAAATATAAATCAATTCCAAAAGATTTTGATGCAAATCTTTATACATATATAAATAAAGATTTAAAAAAATTAAATACTTTAGAAGCGGAAATACATTATATCGTAAAAGGAATTTATGAAAACAGGGTGTATAAACTTGAAAATGAATTGCCAATTGATTTTAATCCTCAGATGTATAAATATTATAATCCAGATTTAAATTCAATGAATGATTTGCA